CCACGTTGTCTATATACTAACCTGTAACTGCGTTTTTGAGCATATTATATTTATTAATATCTGTTCTATATAACCTTGCCTGTTCTGTAAGATTGAATGTTTCCTTTGCAAATGGGTTCTTATCTGTTGTAACAAACTCAGTCTGTACCTTTGTTGTCGTAGCTCCACCGCCTTGAGGTCTTGGATTCTTTTGCACCCATTGAGGCATCTTAGACATAGCCCACTCTTTGACTGGTGTTCTGTTATACCCATCAACAACAACAACTGTGCCATCTGTTTCCCTAGCAAGCTGTTCCTTGCTTATGCGGCTCAATACATATTGAGGGTCGTGTACAACATCAGCAAGTGCTGTTACTGCTGGAGCTTCAACTTCTAGTTGTCTTTGTCTATTTTCTAGCTCCTGTATTCTTTGCTTTTGCTGCTCTTCTGCTTGTCTATACTGGGCTGCTAGTTTTTCTGTAGCCTCTTCATATCTGCCTTTTGCCTCAAGCTCTTCCTGTTCTTTTTTCTGCTTGAAAGCAATCAAAGCATTTACATCTACATCTTGAGGAACAGCTTTTGCAGCTTCTTTAGCTTTCTTGTAATCATCTAATATTTCACTATTAGATTTTCTTAGTCTTTCAACTTCTGCCTTCAGTGCAGCCATTTCAGCTGAGTTGTCAGGCTTGATTACTTCATCTGCCATAAATAAAAAATTAACAATTATTCACAATATTAGCTCCACTTTGTCTTGTCCGCCCAAAAAGCTGCCGACATTTTGCCTTTTGCAATATTTTTTGCGTGTCTTGCCTTAAAACTCTTGCGTTTTGCCTTATCTGCGGCTGATTCGCCCTTTGTAGGTGGTTTATTCTTTGCTCCCTGCATACCAAACCTGATGAGCTTGACCTTATCGCCTTCTTTTGCAAGAACAACATGAGACTTTGTTGGGTGTGATGGGGTTCGCTTTGGTTTATTGAAACCAGCAAGTCCAAATCTTTTGATTCTAGGATCACTCATTTTCTGTATTTTCTATAGATAGCCATATCAGCAGTTCTAGCTTTATCGCCTCTCATGTAACTATTGACCCGACCCATAGCCCACGCACCCATAGGAACATTTCTGGAACCAGATGACAAATAAGCACCTTGTCCTTTTCTATATACAGCAGCAAGTTCGCCATACTTAAACTTCGTACCCTCTGCTTTTTTCTTTAAGCTACTTTTTACTTTTTCGCTTAGTGGTTTTCTTTTTGGAGCCATCTTGTTTAGTGCGTGATTTTGATACTGCCTTTATATCAATAAACTCTCCTCTTTTGTAAGCTTCCGCAGTGCGTTTGATCTCAGCTGCTTTTGCACTTTTATTCTTGGCCCCACTAAGGTATTTCTTAGCAACGCCAGTCTTTTTATCTTTTGCTACCTTGCGGAATTTTCTTTTCACTTTTTGGTTTTCTTTTTAGCTTTCTTAGGTTCTTCACCCTGTTTTGTAAACTGATAACCCATTATTTTTTGCCTCCTTTTTTAACTTTTTTCTTTTTTGGTGGTCTACCGACCTTAGAACCATAAGTCCCTTTCCCCATTGGAGCCATGATGTTTAAAAGTAGCTGTCTTTATATTACTTCCTTTTGAGTCTTTTAGCAGTAGACTTAAATTATGCTTACCATAACTATCACCACCCCATTAGGGGAAATTGAAATTCAACATTCTAAAAAAACAGCAAAGGCTGTAGGTTCAAAAGATGCCGTTGATCTTTGGGAGAATGATGTCTATGAGGGACTAATGGGTGTACATGGACATATTTTTAAACCAGATTTCTGTGATATTGCAGATGTCATAACAGCAGCAATAGGTTCTGTTGGTTTGGCAAATGTAAAAATACCAGAAAAATCAAGACAGCAAGCTGTTAAAGATTTAGCAAGTTACCCTAACTCTATAGATTCCCTGCCCTAGACATACCGACTACTAACTCAAATAAATCTGGGTGTGTTCTGTACAATTTACCCATAAGTGAAGGGTCAGCAAATTCTTGAATTGACATAGTTAAAACTTCAGATGGATTTATTTTGCCTTTGATGTAGCTGTAGTCATAATCAAACATATCGTAGACCTTTCCCATGTATGCGTCTTTGTATTTATCAAGGAAAGCAACTTCACTACTTCTATATCCAGTATTTCCTGTAATACTTCTGAGTGTATATACAGGCTTTTCTAATTTTTCTGTCATTTCCCAACTTGCAGGGGATCTTGGTTTAGCCATAAATTTATCTCTCAACTCCTTACTTACTTTGGTTGCACCCCTTTCACCAAAAGCTTGATTAAACTTCCATTCATTCATGTACTTGTTAAGCTTTGGATTTGCCACTTCTACAATATGGGTTATTTCATGGAAAGTAGTTGATTTATTAACAACCCCTTGTCTATTAACGCTTGTAGAGAACTTACCCTTCCAAAAAGTACAAGAGGCTCTCCTAGCTTTACCAACAGTGTTAGCAGCTGGAACACCATTAGCTGCCTCAGTAAATCCAGCACCATTAAACAATCTTATATACTCTCTAAAGATGCTTTTAATCTGTGCCTGTTCAGAACCAGTAAAAGAACTAGAAATATTTACCTGATTAGCAAACTTATCGACTTGTACATCTGTCAATGAAGTTTCAAGCATTTTTTCTTTAATCTTGGCCATTTTAGCCTCAAACTTGTCTCTGAAATCAAAGTATTTTTTCTTTGCTTTTTCAAATTTGTCCATTGCACCCATATCTTTGCCAGCTTGCTTTGCCGCAACCTTAAACTCATCTTCAAGTTTTATAAGTTTCTTGACATCAATGCCTCCGACCTCATCAATGATGGCTTTACCATCTTTTCTTAATTGGTCTGGACTAGAATCTGCAAGCCTTCTCTTAAACTCAACAGGTTTTGCGACAGGCTTAGGAGTTTTTGTTTTTAATGTAATATTATTGGGCTTACCATAAAGCTTTTGTAAATCAGCAAGACTTCTCTCACTACCATCTTCTCTAATCATCTTTCTTATGGCCTTCTGTCCTGACCCTTCCTTCTTTGCCAAGCGTTCAAAATATCTGACCTTCTGTTCATTACCCAAAGTCTTGACCTTTAGTTTTTTGTCTTGCCCTAAAAGCCAGTCACCATACTGAGTGTCCTGTGGTACTCTACCAGTCCCCTCTCCTGTGGGTCGGGTAACAACTTTACCTTTAGATGGGGGCTTTAGATCCTCAAATTCCTTTCTTTTACTAAGTCCTTCGTAATCAACAACAGGGACAGTAGTAGATCGACAGTTGAAATGTTGTGGCGGTGTAGGGCCTTTGTTGTATTCAAACTTTCTTCCATCAAGCCTTTTGCATATTCCGCTAGTTCTTGAATCCAGCGTTGCAACATATTCATATTTAGGTGCAACTTTGCTGTTAGCTGCATATACAGCCTGTGATGCCTGATTCTGTACTTGGTTTACAGATGTTCTAACTATTGTTTGTATTTGATTTGCAGCGACCTTTATTGATTGACCTCCAGCAGCCGCAATCTGTCTTGCATTACCTATTTTGTCAAAGTCTAATCTGCCAGCCATACGTCTAGCTATCTCTGCTGTTGACTCTCCACTAAATACTCCAGCCCTTATATTTGTTGCAAGTATATCTTGCTGGTTTTTTGCTATACCTCTAAATGCTTTCTCTACTGTTTGTCCATTAGGTAATGTCTGCATTGCCCCTTGCCTTGCAGTAAGTTCAAACTTTCCTGAGCCAAAGTTTTTAAAGTCATCTTCTGTAAACTGTTTGCTGGTAAAAATATTTATTTCAGTAGGATCTGTCTTAATAAAAGAACTTGCATATTTTTTATTAACAGCTACAGAGTTAATTGGAATATTGCCTGATTTAACAGCCTTTTTTAATTCGTTTTCAATAAATGAAGTCTGTACTTCTGCAAAATCTGCTATTTCCTTAATCATGCCTTTTGTTGTTTCCTTTGACCATTTATCCATACTCGCCTTCGATTGAGCAATTATGGCTCTTAATCTTTTCCTAGTTTGCGGTGCTATAACAACTCCCTCCGCTGCTTTTTGCTGTCTAAGGTCAATCTTTTTTAATTTATCAGTTGCAGTAAGAATGATTACCGCATAGTTTTGCACATATTTTGTTGCTAAGGCATTGCTAAACCTTCCAACATCTATAGTTTCCCTAAAAAATACCTCTGGAATACTCATCTATCATTCTTCTCCCTCTTCCTCCTCCTCTTCTGGTTCTTCGTCAGG